CAGGAAATTCAGATATCTGCATTTCTTCACTCATAGGACTTTACCTTTATAGATTCTGTAATTACGGACATGAAAGTCTTTTAAGTTGTCTGATAAGTCAACTATTGCGAAGCCATGTGACCATTTATTTAAAGGCATATAAGCCGGATTTAACTCACACAAGCATCCTAATGACCACGTAGTCACTATCTCACCATTCATATCTGTCTCAGTGTGTTCTGAAGTCTGATGATTATGGCCTTGCATGGCAGAAACTTTACCCTTCATGTAAAGACCTCTTGCAATGTTTACTGGACTGAAGACTGAAGGATATTCGTGACCGTGAATAATGTTGAGCTTATTAGCCTTTATTATGCGCTTTTCACCGATCACTTCCATTCCCCTATCATTTGCTTTTAGCAAATTCTCAAATTTAAAATCCGGAATGCCTAAAAGTTCAGGGGCTTTGTGCATAAGGTAGTGTTCGTACCGCTCATCATGATTCCCTAACTTATAGTAAATCTTTGCTCCGAATTGCGACAATACGTCTAATAACTCATTACAGGCCTGTAGTTCGTGTGCAACCGATCTTTTACGTGGATCTTTCATAAACCGAGAAAGGCCGTAGAAATCGATTGTATCGCCGTTTAAAAGGATTGCATCTGGCTTCTCTTTGCTAATCATATCAAAAGCCGCTGTAAGTGCCTCTATTGAATGGTAAGGTACATGGATGTCAGACAGCACAGCCAACCGCTTAGCTTTTATTACAAATGGCAGATATTTGCTTTCCTCTGATTCAGGTAGCTTGTAAGGATTCATAGGTCTGTGTTCCTCTTTGTAGAACTCGCTCGATTTTACAGATTTGTATCTCCTTGTTGATCCCATTTTACCCTCAATATATCTAAGTGACTTCCTTGCATCTTCATAATCTTGAAATGCAGATTTGTTCTCTTCGTACATGATCCTGGCAAGCTGTCTTGTCGGCATTTCCATACCATGTTTCTTCCTGTATTCCCTTGCGATTTGTGCTTTCATTCGATGATGTTGTCAATGTTTATGTTATGGTTTTCGAGTTGTTTGTGTATGTATTCCCATATCTGCTCTATAGTAGGTTCTTCGCCATAAATAGACTCGCACTTCTTTCTGCCATTATAGATAACCTCAAAAATGAAAGAAGCCATGTCTAATGAGTACATGGCACGCTGAAATGACATACGATCATCTCTATCTGATATATCGTATTTTATGTTGACTATTGGCATTATCTTTTAATATGCTTAGTTATGATTTTAAGAATAGGCTTTCTGAAAATAAATACTACTAACATGACTATCCACCAAAAATTGATATTCCTTTGCTTTTTGTACTTCTCTGCTATCGCTTTTTCCTTCAGGTATTCATCTGTAATCTTTGAGTAATTGTCATTCAGATCATTGATTTGAGCAGTCAAGGAATCCTTTACAACCTGAATTTTGGCAGTATTCTCAACAGTCCTCGTGATGTACTTATATTTAATGACCGGCACTTTGTTCTCCTGAAATACTGTAATTATCTCACGCTTTACTGAATCCGATACCTGATGACCTAACAAAGAATCGAGCATTAAATAAAGATGCACAAACTCTAATTCATATGCCTGCAAAGTAGCTGAATCGACCACTATAATCGTATCAATAGTTTCTTTAATAGGAAACTTTTCAGCACACTTTTGAGCCACTAAAACAGGCTTTTTATCAAAAAATTTATCCAACTTTTTAGGAAATAAGCATGACTGAAATAATACCGCAAATATAAAAATATAGTTAATCTTCATTTTTATGGTTTTTATCCTGTTTTGTACTTCCAAAATAAAAGCCTACCACACCAGCAAGCGCACCACCATATATAAACCCTGCAACGATGTTAACTATATCGTGATTCTGTTCAGGAATAGGGCTCACTTGCAAAAGGTACACTAAGCCAAAACAACCTAAAACAATGATAATAGCAAGGCTGTTTCTAATATCTGTCTTCGTTAATCGTTTTAACCATTCTGGCATATTACTTCTTTTTAATTGATTTAATTACTTTAATGGCGGCTGGCAAATTGCGCAAAATCCAAACCGAATAACCAGTAATAGTAAAAATAAAAACTATATCATTTTTTGTTATAAATGCCATAATGCTCAGCAATGACATCATTAACGGTTCAATCTTTGCGCTCATATTCTATTGCTTTTTCTACGTGATCTTTTTCTATTGTATTTAATAACCATGCTAATGCTTTGCCTGTATAAGTCAAATTGTTAAACCGTTTATTAACGCCCAAAACGTGAGAGATTGTCACGTCTTCATTACCAAACTTGTAACCGTTCTTTTTAATCATTGTGTAATTAAACAGATCTGCGCAAATGACATTGCCTAATTGATCAATTGACTTTGCAATGGTGAAAAGGTAGCTGTTAAGTGATCGGGATGATGTAACTATTAACTGAAATGCGAAGCCTACAGGCAATAAAATTATTGACAGACACAAAGCAATTAATAGTAATATAAATCCTCTCATATCAATTCTATATCAGGAAACCATCCTGCATCTTTCATTTGTTGGTAAGTAAATACAGTAGTATCCTGTGGTATTATATACTGAAACGGAAAACTTTGTTGTGATTCAATAAACGCTGTAAGTCCGTCTTTTTCCGCTTGAGATAACTCAGGAAACAAAGCGATAAGATTAGTAAGATTATTTTCGGGATGTACAATTATGTTATAATCTAATTGCACACGCAAAGCCGTATCTACTAACTCCGCATAAGCGGGGTCTTGTGTAGGGTGCTTCACCCATCCAAACATATAAGCCGTAACATCATTCGGGTTACGGATTGCTGGCGGCCTGCTAATTGCCCATAATTCGTAACTTATAGCCTCAGCCCTTTGGGCGCTTGTTAATCCTCCCTGCGGAAGCACTTTAATAAATGACATAATAAGAATTTATGTTTGTTTGTATTCCATTTCGGTTTGATGATTGATCTGAATTCCATGCGACAACCTCCTGAACTTCGCCCTGAAAATCAATTGCGGACGCATTTTGTCTGCCGCCTAATCTATCTACTGTTATAGACGAAGCAAAAGCACCGGTATTTGTTTCCGAACTGCCATCCTTAGCTACAAATAAACTACTGCTTCTTTGTGAAAACCACCCTAAATGCTGATTTAAATCTTCGCCTGTAATGCTTCTTACATTTGTTCCGTCAAATCCTCCTAACCCATTAACCCCTGCAAAGCTACCGTTCCAAAAAAATCCATTATTTGCATTTGCATAACTATAATTAATTGTTTGCTGAACATTTACTTTTGCTACCATTACGTGATGTGTTATGGTATATGTTGAAGCAGAAGTTAAAACATTCACACTTTGAAAATTTACACAAGGTTTACCGTTAGTTCTTTTTACTGTACCATTAAATACTATTTCTGGCTGTGTTGCCGCCGTTGCGTTTGATTTATTTCTACCATTTCCTGATTGATCATACCAAATTGTCACTCTCCCATTATTAACACCAACAAAAGTTTTTAACGAAGCAGTATCTAAATCACCGCTTGAAGTAAAACCAATATCCTGTTCGCTATTATCGTTTGACCTCCTTACTCTTATTGCGCTTCCTGTGTATGCAGTTCTAAGTTTACGCAAAGAATAAGCGGCCACCGCTCCTGTGTAAGTATCTAACAATAAATTAGTAGCAACGGGAAAAGGCCGGTAATTAGGATGCGCCTTTATAATCATTTGAGCATCCGCACGTAAACTGAAAAAAAGTAATATTACAAAAGTAAATCTCATATTCTTTTTTTATAACCTAATAATGTCAAAGTAAAATAAGTTGGCTTTGTTGCCACCGCTGATGTGCGAACAAATACCCATACATTCGGCGGAATTTTATTATTAGTAAACGATGTTACGTTTGTAGCACCTATGGTTCCTGTCACACTTGTACCGCCACTCACCAAAATAGTAGCACCGGCTGTAATATTTAAACTATCGTTCCAATAAACCTCTGTTGTAATGCTTGGCGAAGTACCTAACACACCAGCCCTCATTTGCGTTATTATCAAAGTATCGCTCCCTGCATTGTAAAAGCTACCATACACAGCCGATGTGCTAAATGCAAGTGTATCCCCTGCCGCACCGCTACCCGCACCAAAAACAGCGATAGGAACAGTATCGAGCTGAAGCTGATAAGTAGCATTTGCGACATTAGACCTCAAATAAGGACTAAGCATAGTCGCTGTATCACTGATATTCACCTTTGCATTATTCTGAGAAATAGTAGCATAAGTAGCAGTTGCTATATTTGATCGCAAATAAGGACTTAACATAGCAGATGTATCAATTACATTTAATGGAGTATAACCCAACGCAGTCGCTACACTTTTATTTTCCCAAACTTGAGAAGATGCCGTATAAGCTAATATTTGATTATTTGTTTCAGATGTTATCTTGACATTATGTAACTCATCTAATTCTACCCCGTTTTGTGGCTTTACATATATTAATCCATTACCTGCGTTTGCTCTTTCTACAACACCTACAAATACACTATGGTAAGGGGCTTGTGGCTTATTTTTAGTAAAGCCTCCAGCAACACTATCTAACCATAGAATATCCCCCGCTGTATATGCGCTTAAATTTATACCGCTAACCTGACCCTGCGTTGTAATCCATCCCTTTTGACCCGCCGCAATATTTGCCCTTACTATACCCAATGTTTTAGAACTAAAAGTATCAGATGTATTTTTTGCTAATTTTACCGATGCCCTGTCACCCTGCGCGCCAAAAATATAAACCACCTGACCTTTTGTAATCGTAAATGCCTCTGCATTTGTTACATAAGCCGTTACTACTGTTGCCGTATCGCTACCGCCACCAATTGCACCCACTACATAAACACTTGCGCCTTTGCTATATTTTAAGGTATCAGATTGAATATAAATACTGTCCAATGCCCCATCTACCGCAATGCTATCTAATAACTGTAATGTCCCATAAACAGTATTCTGCATCCTATAATTAGTAAATGATTCAACCGCACTATTTTTTACGTATCTTAAAACGTAATTTTTAGCAGAATCTACAGACGGGAATCTATTTTGTGCAAATGATGTGAAAGCTAATAAAACAAAGATAATTATTAAAAAATGCTTCATATTTCAAAATTAATGCCCAAAATAGGGCTTATTTTTTTAAATGTCAACTCTAAGGAATATAATATATTTTAACAGTTTTCCCAGATGCAAATGCTGAATCGAAAGTAATAACCCCTAATCCATACCCATTGTTTGGTATAAATTCATAAGTATCTGGGGCGTAATATTCACCGTCAACAAATACCATTAAAATAGTAGCGTTTAAAAGGCTTGCAGATGAATATGTTATGGAAAAATTAGTAGTGCTATACTCTAAATATGTCGGCTCATTTTCTGTATTTTTTAGGTCGTTTGTGCTATACAACGGCCCATCTGCATTTATCGTAATATCATATTTAGCCAACTCCCCCGATGTGCCGGTATTAGTTGCACTTGAAACGATGCCAATACCGAAATAAAAATCAGATCCGTAAACTGCTTTAACCGCTACCTTTTTACCTTTTATCAGATTATCGTTAAAATGCAATGGATTGACCTTTGTAGCTTCGTCAACTGTAATAACCCCGCTTGCCTGTATTTTCCAGTCATAACTGCCATATTCCCTATTTGTAGCCCTGCCGCTTCCCTTTGTTGTAGTTATTATCTCATTAGACGTCAGATTAAGGGTAAATGTTTCCTCACATCCTATTGGATATAAATTTTCATAAGCGTATAAAACAAGTTCGTTTCCGTTAAGATTTGCCATAATTATGGATATTCAAATGATTGATCAAATTCACTACCGAATAATTGAAAAGAAATATATTGAGAAGATGCGTAAATGCTAACAATATCCCCCTGAGCCATTGTAACCCCTTTCAACCTTTGAGCCGAACAGTTACCATAAACTGTCATGTTATATTCTAAATAATCAGCAGTTGCAGGCGTTTCAGTACGATAAATTGCTATTCTAATGGTAGCGTCTAATGTATCTCTATTGCAAATATTTAAAAAAGATACTACCGTCCCTTTATCTGTAGGTACTGTGTACAAAGTGGTTAATATGGTTGCACTTGGCGAAACCTTACCTAAAACTTTAATCACCTCCATAGAAAAATATTTTTGCCCATTTATTGGATTTGTCTGTAGTTATTTCAACAAGTAAGTTGCTACCATCACCTATGTAATATTTTCCGTCCACAAGATCACGAACTATAAACTGATCTTCTGTTTCGGTTAATTCCGTAATATCTACAGTCCTTATAATTTTAACTACTTGCATTACGAATAATTATTAAATCTTCTCCTTTTGTTTCTTTTTAATAAACTCATTATAATACCCATAGTGCCATATTTCCAGTCTATTGGCGTTCGTGGCTCTTTAATCACATCATCATAATTTTGCGCCTTTACATTTAAATATCTAAATGCTTCATTTCCTAATTGGGTAAAATCGTTATTATTAGATGTGTTTCTAAGTTCAACCATTGTAAATTCTGCCGATTCATTTCGTACATCAATATTTAATGTAGTAATCATAAACTCTTTATCTGAAATAGCAGAAAACTCAACTGTATTTAACGGTGAAATTAATCTACTTCCCTGATATAAATCATATAATCTACCCTCCATTCTTTGAAAATTACGATACATCGCCCGCCAATATCCCCTTGCATTATACTTAGCAAAGTTTACGGCTGTATTGTCGTTTGCGCTGTAATATTTCCAGTTATTTAATTGCGTATAATTGCTTGCAAGTATTGCGCCCTGTGTGCCTATATTATCTGATTTGCTTAAAAATATCTCATTATCGTATAAGTTTTTTAATTCGCTAACCTGACTATTTTTATATTCGTACCCGTCAACCTCAAGCATTTCGTTAAAATATGTCCTAATATCTATAGACATATCTTTATAATGCACTTCATTATTAGCCGTTCTGCTATGCCCTATACTTGTAAACTCAATTGTTAATTTACCATTTTCTGGGAAAGGCTGTGCCTGTATTTCATAGTCTTTCCAAAACCTACGATCTTCAGCACTTGACCATGCAACCCCTACCCTACGCCACAAATTATACGACCATGTTCCTGTAGAAGATAAAGTATAAAAATTACCGTCTGCCAATTCTAATTTGACATATACAAACTGATTTGTATTAACAAAGCCTGTATTTTTCTCCCTTGTAGAATAAGATAAATTTAATACATCATTTGCATTTACCCAATATTCTGTAGTTTGTTTTGCATTATCATTATTTGGGTTAGTATCTTCATAAAACAATAGATACCTTGTTAGCTCTGCATTAGTTGTATTATCTACCTCTACTCCTACATATGCTGTACTTCCTGTGGATGTTGGATTTTCTCCGTTTTGCCAATATAAAATGCTATAAACTTGCCTTTGTAGTGTTATGGCTGTAATTACATTATTAACTATTATAAACCTTGTAATGTTTCCAGACAAAGGACTGCTAAATGTACCGTCTAATAAATCCCAATTCCTAAAAAATATGGGAGGCATTTTAAAACTATACTTTATTACAGTTTCTTTAAATTCCTTTTCCCAACTTGTTAAGGCATCCGCATTTATTAGCTTAGTAACCTTATCCAAACCAATATCTATGCTGAAATCCTGATTTGTGACCGTTTGCTGAAATGTTCCTGATGAATTACGCCTATTTCCGTCAAGATCCGCCGCTATTCTGTCATTAGTCTGTAAAATATACCATGCCCCCCTTGCCTGAAACAAAGTACATCCATATGCCTGCATGATCTTTGACAATACGGTATAGCAGTCGTCAAATTCACGTGGGCCACGAATGAATGTATGTGAAGTTACATGAGAATAATAGAAAGCGTCAAAATCGCCGTTTGTAGCCCTCTGAGATGCGCTAGCAGGGTACATATTGATATAACTCCAATAATCTAACCCCAATTCTGTTTTATCTAAGGCATAAGCTATAAAATCCTTAACCCTATAAATGCCCCATACCTCATTACCTGATAAATCCGCTAATTCTATGGATTTGATAAGAGATAAGCCATCCGATGCGGATAATTCTATTTCGTTTGTAGTATCTAAAAATTGCTCAGTAATATAATCATTATCCAGCCACCCTACCCACTCAACATTATTATTTACATACACTTTTACCTTGTATTGTGTATCGGATGTAATCAGTAAATCGTCCGTATTGATATTATTAGATATAACCTTTATCCTTAGCCTGCTTTCTCTGATACCACACATTTTGTCAAATTCCCCGTCTGGGTAGGATATTTCCAACGGCATATCACCCGATGCTGTTAGGTTAGTTATGCTACCGGCAAAGGCATCTTCTTCTATATCTATTTTAATAGATCTACCCTTTACAGTATCAAACTCTATTCTATATTTTGTGTTATATGCCATTATCTACCCCTACTTAGTAAAAAAGAAAATACATCACCACGCATAGTTGCAAGACCCGTACCGCTTACCGCTGCCCCTGCCGCTGGGCCACCTATTGCAGATGTAACCGCCTTTAAAATTAAGGATTTTATTACGGCTTTTCCTAATTCTATAACTAATTGTTTTACGCTATTTTGCAATACCTCAAAAGGATCTTCGCCTTTGACTACCGCTTCAAATACGCTTTCCAATGCAGGACTTAAAAATCCAGATATAGTATTTGCTAACTCTTCATTTTTTTTCTGCAAATCAGATAAAGCCTTTTGTTGCGCTTTGTAGTTTTCTAAAAATAGCTTGCCTGTTTCATTAAGAGCCTTTATTACTTTCTTTTGTGTTTCGCCTAATGCTTTTTCTGTATAGCTTCCGATATTGTTAGTATATTCCTGTACGCCTGCATTTATTTCGGCTAATCTTTTATCTCTTACAAACTTATCAAATGCACTTTGGAACTGATCAAAATCGGCTTTAACTCTTATCCATGCGGCACTTGTTTCTTTTACTCCAGCTAAATAAAGGGTTTTTAATGTTTCGCCCGCTAACTCTAATCTTTTCTTTGTTCCGTCTATTTGCCTGTTTTGCTCATCCCAATTAATGCCTTTTAATTGCTCATTATATTGCTTTAATAAATCAACAATTTCATTTGTGGCTTTTGAAGCAGACTTTTGCGCCTTTTCATTACCCAACGCTAAGGCATTTGTAGCTGGCAATTGCCTTTCATATTCGGCTCTTAACTTTTGATTATCTGCTAAAATCTGAGATGCTATATCCCTACCCTCTTTTTGTATCTGATTCCTTCTGCTTTCATTATTTTCTATTTCTGCGGAAAATGCTTCAATAACTTGGTAGTTAGGAATTGTAGCCGTTAATGCCTTATTATACTTAGCCCTAAGTTCTACTAACTTATTTTCTATTTCTGAAGACTTTTGCAGGGCATTATTTCTATTATCAAATAGCTTTACGTTATTTTCCGCAATTCTATTTATAAGTAACTCCGCTGTAGCCCTTCCCTCTATCGCTTTAATGTATTCCCTTGTAATGCGTGCGCCTTCCTGTGTGGCTATATTTTGAGCCGTTAATTTACCAATGGTATCGGGAAGTATTTTGTTAAGTCTTTCTAATGCCTGCGCCCTTTCATTTTCGGTATTATTAGCACTTTTTGCAATATTTACTAATGCCTCAAATTCTACCCTTTGCTTAGTTATTGTAGTAACTAACTGATCTGTCCCCTGTTTTAATTTATCTTGATCTTCTTTAACTTTTTGCGCACTTGCACCCCATCTACTAAAACCTAATTGTGCAAATTGCAAAGCAGATGTAATTAACGAAACGGCAATTATTAAACCTCCCCCACCTGTTAATGATGCTGTTAATGCAGATAATGCCGCTTTACCAGATCCTGTTTCTTTTCTTAATGCTATAAATGATTGTACTAACGGATCTATGTTATTGGCAATACCTATTAATCCAAAAGGCGCATCCGATGCAACCCTACTAAAATTTGTTAAGGCTACAGTAGCTTGGTTTGTGCCTTGTGTTGTATTACTATTATTTCTGTTTAATATTAATAATGAATTATTTAAGACATTTACTTCTTTTGATGTCTTACTAATTAACGACCCTAATCTCTGATATTGTTCTGTAGATAAATTTGGGTTTGCGGCTAACCTTTGTAACCTTTCCAGTTGGTTATTTAAAATATTAATGCTCTTTAACCCTAATGTTTCTGTGGCATTACTTGCATTAATTAATTCACTATTGAATTTATTTATGTTAGTAATCGCTTGCTGTACGTCAGCAGATATTTTAATTTGTAATCCTTCCGCCGCCATTTTCTTTTAACCTTTTTAACTTATCCATTAATCTTTTTTCCCTGCTGTTTTCCTCTATCTTATCATCAGGCAATGGCCAATAGTTTTTATAAAATTGGCTCATATTCAACTGTTTGCTAAGGTGAGGGGCGATTGTAAAATACGCTTGCCGCCTTGCTATTTCATGTTGATCTATGAGCCTTTTATTATACCCTTCGATAAATTGATAAAAATCGCTGGGCTTCATCCACATATACTCTTCAGGCCTTAATCCGGCTGCATAGGCTGTGATTCTTGTATTATGCCAATCTGCTTTTTTTTTATCTCTTCTACCTCTTCATTTGCCTCTATTAAAGCATCCTTTTTTTTCTGTATGGCTTGACAGTTATTAAAATCATTAATTACCTCAATCAACTCACTATTATCTTCACTTGACATCATTCGGCTTTCTACAAAATCGTAAATCTCTTCAAAAGTGATCGGGTACTTTTGCTGTTTGACTTCGTAATAATTGACCATGCCGGCATAAATAATTCGTGCCATTTGCAAAGAACTATAATAAGAAAGGCCGTTATCTTTAGCGGCCTCTCCTAAAAAAATCTCAACTGAAAGCATCCCAAAACGGAGGCTTATTTGTTTATCGTTTATCTTCATATTATGGGGTTATATCTACTGTTCCTGTTAATTGGAAAGAAGCAGTAAAAGTTACAGCACCTTCCGCAGGCGAAGTTATACCAAACTCAGTAATATATCCACTACCTTGAACATAAAAATTTGTTCCTGAACCTTCAGGATCTTCATATTTAATATCTAACAAACTGTTTCCCTTAAACCATGAAAGCATATTTTCAACACTAACTTGCCCTGCACTTGGGGCTGTTTCAGCTACACCATCAATCGCAAAAGTGATCGTTGGGGCGGCTACAGATGTGATTGTGTTACATTTTGTTACCGCTGTAGTTACAGAAGCAGATCCTGACAGGCTACTTGTTGTTTCACAAACTACGTTTAAATATGCGCCTGTAGTTCCGCTTTCTCTTAATTGTAAAGTGACCGATGTACCTTGAATTGTTGCCATTTTATTTTTCTATTATTAATTGTGTGAATGTTGTTAATCTCCTAACTATCTTTTTAGTTCCTGTATCAATAATCGGCACGTGCTGACTTCCGCTTTTCCTTACATCTATAATCTGAAAATCCGTATTATCTGACAAGGAACTATTACCTACCGAAGGTATAATCACATTTAAAACCTTTTCCGTTATGCTGTCAACTATCTTTTTTACCAGATCTACCCTAAAATTGTTTTGGCTAACCACATCAATCAGCACTTGCACATCATTCATAAACTTAGCCTTATTAGGGGCATCCGCATCTGTAATGGTAGAAATTAAAATATAGTAATCCCCGCCCGTTTCGTCCGCCTCTTCGTCATATACGTACACTTCGCTACCATTGTACGTTACAGCCCCATTTAAGGCGTTAAAATATGCGTCTTTAATAAACTTAATTGGATCTTTCATAAATCAGATATTACCTTGTTAATGCGTTCTATTAATTTCTTTCTATTTTTTAGGTAAGGATCGAAAAAGTACGGTCTTGGCTCTGATCCATTTTTAATCTTATTTAATGCCGCAATAAATGCTAATTTCTCATTATATCCGTTCCGTTTAAGCCATGCCCTCATTTTAGCCACAAACTCCTTAAAGGTACCTTGTTTTTTACCTCTAAATTGCGCCGCATAAGCCGTAACCTCAGAAGGTATTTTAACCTTTGCACCCGTACCAAACTCTATGAATGGGGCATAATAAACATTGCTAATAAGTTCTACCCCGTCCTTTGTTGGCATTGCCTTTGTGTTCTGTTGTAATGCCCCTAAATCCTGTATCTTTTGCTGGCTTATTAATGCAAGTTGTTGGCCGTTTACCTCATAACCCCATGCTTGTATTTCCCCTACAACCTCTTCCTGTACATCTTTTGGCAAAGTTTTGATTTTTGCCTGTAGCTTATCCAAACCTTGTATTTCAAAAGTAAACTTAGACATTAGGCTATATCTTGGGATGTGGCAATAATTCGCCAATATCTACCTTCAGGATTATTTTGCAATTGGCTTGCAAATTTATCCTCCGCCCTTACCCTATCTACCCTGTCAATGCTTTGTATAGAATAAAATCTATTGCTGTATTCAATCATACAGCGGATAGATATTTCTATGGCAGAATCGTACCTTATTAAAAATTCATAAGATGTTTTAAAGTTAGCTTTGCCGGCATCAAATCCCCTTGACTGACTAATGGTATTAATTTGCGCCCATAGGTTAGCTACTTCGTCCGATGTCACATCTGGGCCGTCTACCCCCTCAGTTTGACCCACTACAACAATTTTCACCTTTCTGGCAACACCTATACCCATGTCAGTACTTTTAATGTTTTGGCATTGCTCATTAATTCGTCTGGCATATTATCGCTATCATCCCCTCTATTTTCGTACAACCATAACAAAATTCGTTTTAAGTCCGTTTTAAGCCCTGAATCTGCATTTGCAGTAGTTGTATAGGTAATTTCATAAATAGCGGCAAAATGCGGCCTAAATTGCCTGTCATTGTATCCTATAACCTGATATTCATCTGGATCTAATGTCTCCCATTCATTAACGCCTGTGTCTACCGTTTGCCCGTCCAGATATTTGACCGCAGATAGCGCAGAAATAGGCGCATAAGGTAGCATAAAAGCAGTGTCAACATATCCTGTTAAGGTTATAGATTTAGCGACTAAGGAACGCAAAGTATATGCTTCTATTCTTTTACGGGCTACCGTAATAAGATCCGTTATTATTGTATCATCATCTTCTGTGCTAACCCTTAACCAGTCTTTTGCAGTTGCAAGATTAACAGGCTCTGCACCGTCCGATACCTTTATTTCGTAAATATTATTCATTTTATCAAAATTAATCTTACAATAAGGCTAAAAAATATAGTTTGTCAACTAACATTTTTCTAATTTTGGCTTTCTCATATAGTTTAGGTTTTATGTTCCCCGCTTGTTTCTACAGGCGGGTTTTTTATTTACAGATAAAATCTTCTAATTCCTTAAACTTAGGTTTTAACTGATCTGCCCGCTTTAATCCCTTTTTGCTCCATTTTTTATAATAGACATCATCCGTCATTAACTTATTTATTTCAGATGCCCATTTTTCGGTATCTTTTCTATTTATACAAATACCCGCATCCCCTACGTTTTCAAGTAATCCCGCTGTAGGATTATATATTACAGGGATGCCGTTTATCATCCCTTCACCTGCAACCATGCCCCAAGATTCGTAATGGCTTGGCACTAATAACACCTTTGTCACTTTATATATTTCACGAATATCTGGCGTATTTGGTAATATTTTAACGTTTGGCAGATTTTCAATATGCTGGCCATCATAACTACCCCTTACCCCTAAAAATTGAAATTGTGGCAACCTTTTTGCCATTGCATAAAAATATCTTGAGCCCTTGTTTTGGTTTAAATTAATCAAAGTAATATATTTCCTTTCCTTATCATCTGTTTTGACCCATTCATCAATCGGAGGTGGAAAAACAATAGAAGGCCATTTATAGCCCAATGATAATTTGCACCATTCAGAATTATAAATAACATTAACAGGAATAGGCGAATCTTTTACACTTGGGTAGGATGTATCGTTATGTACTATATGAACAAATGGTTTATTATACTTTTGGCAAGTATGGGTAGTCCATTTATTGTAATCTAAATGTGAAATAACGACATCCGCCCATGTAAATAGTTTATCTATAATGTATTCATCTGGGGGGAATACATCTACCCCCTCATATGTGTACATCTCAGTAATTTTATACTGATTAGCTTGATGAAGCAATATTTTAACTTCATGGCCTTGACTTATTAAATGCCTATTAATATTGCGTGCCATTGCCTCCGCCCCACTTCCATGTTTTGGGAAGTACAAATGTATAGACCATAGAATTTTCATATAACTATCCAATTTTGGTGATAAATGTCTTTTGCTGAAATATCTACATGAGGCCCAAACCATTTAGATGGGGCAATTACTTTCTTATCGGGATGATCTGCTAATATAGCCGCCATTGCCGAAAAGCTACTATTTGCTATTATAAAATGTTTGCATCGTTTCATTAGCCTAAAATCGTCTATGTAATTACCAGATAAGTATAAAGCCTCAATCCCTACCCTCTTTTTTGCAAACTCTAAATCATCTGAAAAAACGATATACTGTGTATCTGCCGGCATTAATTTAAATGCCTCTTTGTAATATTCCTCTGAGCATCTGGGATGATAAGCATTTGGATCGTCTAAATAATCACCCGCCCTAACATGAATAGCACAAAAGTTATTTTGCTTAGGCTCATTTACCATAGTAAAATAATGCCTTATTTCATCCATGCAATGTTCAAAGAATTTAGGGCTTTGTAGATGGGCATCTATATTCCAATCACAATTTGACAGATCGACATCTTTATATCCCCAAAAATACCCGTAACTATTTATATGTCTGCCGTCTGGCAAAATAGGTAACTTATTTACAAAAAACCTATCCATAGTATCTGCAAAATCCCCAAACAAGGCGTTATCTCTATTCACCCATTTAGGAAAGGCAAATGATGTATTATTACGCTTTGCAATACCTATAACGCCTGCAATTGTCCATAACTGATTTCCAAACCTACCTAACCCGCCGTTTCCTATGCTTAAAGCCGTTACCATTCGTTATTACGTTTTCTATGATGATTAAATATTACAGGGTAATTATCTTCAGCAAATTGCGGATGCTTATCATAAATAAATTGACCGCCGTTATAATGCGCCGCCCACCAATGTAATTTAATTGCGTATTTATAAGCCAAACAGGTTAAGATAGCCTGATCATGCCTATGCTCTATAAAATGTAAATAATTTTGTGTATTGCTTTGACTGTCATCTATAAACCCGTTTACTTGGCATAATTTAAGCCATTCCCTAACAAACATTCTTGCCTGTAAAGTGTTTTTAATTATAATAACAGATGCCTGCACTTGCCTTGCCTCCATGTCGTACGAAAGTTCCCAATTCGGTAAAATAAAATCCATTACATCCATTTTACACCAATCTAAATGCCTGTAGTTATTACCGAATAGCCATACATCAGAATCCATCCGCTCTATTATCAGTTTTAGACTATTTACAAACTCCACCCCCGCATCGCTATAAACAAATATGTCATTTTCAGGTAGTTCGCTTAATTTCCTTTCTATAATGTACGGCTTCCATAGCCAATAACCCGCACCCCTTTCTTTGCTTAACACATCATGATTCATCCGTTTAAATTCCTCAGAATAGCATGATTGATTATACATAATAGATATGTCCGCCCCGTTATTTAACGCACTATTGCGGCATACAATTCCGCTTTGTGACATATTTTGGTCGCTAAATGTGATATGGGTAATATTCATATTAACTTACTTTGTGTATGCAATATCCCGTAATCGGTATCCGTCTGCCATAAATCACTATACCCCGCCCTTTGAGTAGTAATGAAAGGCTTACAAATATAACACTTTAATTCAGGCTGTATTTTGCGCAAAAGATAATCATCATAAATCCCGTCTTTATATGGATCGTATCTATCGTAAATATACTGTGCCGCCTTTTCGGTATAAATAACAGAATGTGTCGTGTGCGTTTGTTTACACCTCCACCAATGATCTTGAATATGTTTTAATGGGGCTAATACGTGACCCGATAAATACAATATATCGTAATCATCTGGGGCTGTTTCTAATACGTATTTAAGCATATTATTTACAAACAATACATCATCTTCAAATACCAATGTATTTTCTGTTATTGATTTTAAAATAGCCTTTTGCGATAAATTAAAAGATGTAAAACGATCTTCATGCTTAATCGCTAAAAATCTATCTACTTCTAAATTCTGTTCTTTAAATTGCTTTTGTGCAAGTTCCCATCTATCGTTTCGGCTTGCAAGGCTTAGGCAAATGGCTTTCATATTTCAAATATACAAAAAAGCCCCCCAAAAATGGAGGGCCTCTAATTGCAACCTAACAAAACAAACAGGATATTATGCTGTTCCGCTTGTACCGTAAACGGCGGCAGTTGGCTGGAAGCTAAGCAGTTCGATACGGGCTTCAGCACGATAAGTGATAAGATTCTTTTGGAAATCTGTATCATCAAATTCTGTGCTACGTACGCTAAGTGCAGACGCTTGAGCGATTCCGAATGCTTCTGTATTGATAACATAGAAACGTGAAGGGGTTACCTGAGCATGAGGAACTACAGGGATACCAACGATACGTGTTTCACCGTTTGCACCGATAGTTACACCACCCGGCACGCTGTAATCAGCAGGCTTAGTTTTCATCAGATTAGCCCATGAAGCATGGGTAGTAAGAATAAGATTAGGCATACCCAAACCTAATGCCATGTGCTGTGCAACGCCATCGATCATTTTCTCAGCATTAACAGTAGCAGAAGATGAAAGTGCAGTAGAACCAGAAGCGATAGTGTTCAGGAAACGTGTATTAACCGCTCTGTTCCAGTCTTCAACAAGTGACTGAGAAAGATAGGCCTGTAAGAAAGGTAGATCCTGTAGCATTTGACGGCTAACCTTAGCAAAACCAGCGATAAAAGGAACAGCAACGTTTACCATTGTTACATCGTAATCTACTTGTGCTTTACTTTGGCCTTCTGTTTGCGCCCCGAAAGATCCTTCACCTACAGGGTTATTTCCACGAGGGAAAGTTACGCTTCCTGTAGCAGTAGGGATGATGCGGAAAACATCGTAAAGGTGAGGATTATAGAAAGAACGAAGTAAGTTAGAAGGAACATAACTAATTTGTGAACTTCCTGTAAGGTTGTTACCCAATGTCATGTCACCTACTACCTTAGTAGATTGAAAAGATGTTTCATTCTTAATTTTATCGAAATTCTCAGCTACGATATCATAAATAGCAGATTTGAATTTGTCGGAATTAGACCAGTCTTTTTTTGCAGAACTTTCAAGTCCAGACTTCAAACGGTTAGCGGATGCAGACATTTCTTTTACTTTTGCTGACAGTTCGCCGATTGATTCATTTTTCTTTTGCGCATCTTCATTGAGTTGAGCGATATCTGCGGCTAATTTAGCATCTACAGATTTAATTTCAGATTTGATGCCATCCACAAGGGGATTCAAGGCATCTAAAATTTCATTTGCCATTTTGTGTTATTTGTAAAATTTTAATGTTAATATATCTATTGCAGATTTTAGCTGTTTCAAGTCTTGTGCAGTTTCCTGCGGCTTGACCTCTTCGTGTGCAATTTCTTGCGGCACAAATAAAGCCGAAACTTCTTGCAATTCGTTTATAAGTAAAGATTCGTTTTCGCCTGTGTATTTACCCTCTTTTAGCTTTTTAATAACCCATGCCATATAATCTACGGCTGTTTCTTTCTTTTGCTCTAAAAAGGATTTAACTACTTCAAATGTCGGCGTATTAGGATTAGCACCCCATAGAACTGCGCTACCTTCCCATAAAGCCACCTGAGTAATAACATTGTGATTAACGCCTTTTTGCTGATTGAGAACAGAGAACCCAACGCTATGTTGTGTAATATCGCCACGTTCATATAAAGGCCATGCAACCTCTTTCCATAGGAACATATCCCTATAACTGTTTTCACCTACGATATATTTCCCCTCTTTATATAGCTTTTGAAATTTACCTAATGAAGATTCAAGTTTGCGCTCATGGTTTACTAGATGCCATATCTCATTAGATCCATTAGGGCCACGCTCTGCTATTGTTTTATCAAATGCAGATTTTTCGAATACATCACCGTCTCTATCTACGCTTTCCATTTCAGCAATGGCAACCTTTACGCTACGATTAGATGTGTCAACATCCAATGCTTTCAGATCGTATACTTTGTGCTGTATCGTATTCATACTTTTCTTATTCTGCCAATAAGAAATGCAAACGGCATACCTTTGATCGTTTTCGCCATATTCTCCCACCATTTCATTATCCCCCATACAACGCTCTAAAAACTGATCTCTATTTTCGCTTGCTCTCGGACTTGGCATATTAACAAAATTGAATTGATATATTGTATTTTTTATCTTAATCTGTCAACTATAGGATTTTTTCTCATTAACCTTCCGTTTGCATCCCTTTTATTTGTAATGGCAAAAGTACAACGGCATCGGATCACATCTACCGCTTGCGCTTGTGGATCGTGTGGATGATCTAACTCACTACCCGATTTGCTATCTATAAACTTATCATTAAAATCTACCGTTTGCCCATCTAAATGCCAATGGTCGGCTTTATCTTTTTGCCCCTTAAAAGGGTTACCCCTTGTCCTATTATCCTTTGCGGCTATCCAAATCTTTTGCTTTTGAAACAATGACTTATCCGCCCCAACGTATGCGCCGGCATGTATAGCCCTGCCTACCTCAGTACGAGCGATCATTTCCGCCCTATTCCTATTTAACTCAGGTACGGCCTCTGAAATGTATTTTGCATAATCCATATAACCCCACCCTTCCCGATTGCCACGCTCTAATATGTCAAGCATCATTTTTCTACTTGTCTTTACTATCTGCAAAACCCCCTGATTGTAAAAGTTAGTGCCTAAATAGTCAAGTATCATTTGCACCCATTCCTCAGATGTGTTAAACTGCTTTTCTTTGCGTAAAGTATCGTAATTCTGCCTTGCATACCTTACCCCTATTTCACGTATTAGCTGATCTAATGTACGGCTTATCCTATCGCTAAAAAGTAAACTATTAGTAAACTTTCTGGCAGATTGTTCGCCGTCCCTTAACGCATCTTTAAAATCTGACATATCAGACTGTAAGGCATTGTAAAACCTCTTTTGATACTTTGTGATGTATTTAACGGCTTTATTCCTTTCCCTGTTCCAATATATTCGCCTCTGTCTTGCCGTCATATTCTGTAATAAAGTTAATTAATTGCTTACTAAATTGGCCTCTTTTAATTACCATCTTGCCATATTCGTTAATGCAGTTTTTCTCTTTTTCTGTTTCAGGATACTTACGTTTGGCGATACTGTCACAATACTTTTTAATTTCTGTTATTTCTGACATTGTACTCTATAAACTTGTAAAACTCTATTGCCGGCACGTTAATAAAAGCCTTAAATATATCTGCATTCACAAACTGCCACCCGTAATCCTTAGCCCAAATAATCGTTATATTTCTCGCTTTGTTCATCTGCCACCGATTCATTAGGTACGTCAACATCCTCAATTAAACTGTATTGCCCAGTAATTAAATACTTACTATGCATATCCTCATTTGTAGGCTCAAAACCTAACAATTGCCTGTATTCATTGCCTGTAATTGCGCCTCTGTCAAACATGCCGTTATAGACTGTTGACATCTTACTGTAATCATCCTGTAATTCAGGTATGGCAGAAAAATCGTAATCTAAATATTCCTTTCCCTTAAAAAACGGTACTAATTGCCTGTTAAGTTCATCCCTTAGACTATTGCACAAAGGCATAATTAGGTCGGTAACAAATTTCTTTTGCGCCCATTCCTTATTACTAAAAGATTGACCAGATACTAAAATATCGGGATCTACACCGAAAGCCATTGCAATGCGCTCCATTGTCTTATCCTGACTATCTAAAAGTTGCATATCTACAGAATCCTTACCAATATCTAAATAGCCCCATTTGCCCTGCAAAGTAGCTACAGCCGATTTCATTGCCGTATTATTGATCTTATTATCAATAACAGATTTTAGCTGACCCGATTGCTCAGGGGTTAAATTATCCAATGTTTCGTTAAACATAACGCCCTTTGCCCCGCCATTTTGAAACATAGCTACCGCCGCCTCCATTGCATCATTATCCTGTTGTAATCTACGTTTAAGGGGAAGCAATGGGTTAAATCCACGTAAATGCTCACGATCTACCGCATCAAAGTTTGGATTAAATGTTTTCCAATGGATAATCTCTGACTTGCTAATCGGTATAAACTTACCGCCTATATTTAGCAGATATCCCGTAACGCCGTATAAATCCTGAGGATCTGGCACTAACTCAACCTTTGATGGCGGCAATACATACATTTCCAACACTTCGCCGTTTTCTATCCCGCCACGATTAAGCCATATAAAAACCTCACCATAAAGTGTATAAAAAGAAAATATAGCCTCAAAAAAACTATCCGATCCCTGCGATGGGTTAGGGTTATTTATAAGCATTGATAAAGGCGTATTAACCGCCATTTCATCCAATGCCTTAATCTTATTAATCTGATACTTAGATATGTTATTTAGTGGTGAATTTTTGTATCTTTTTAATGCTGTTTCGTTTTTTGGCAGATAGGTATAAATAGGCACATTCGACGCTTTCTTTGCTATTTTCTTAACTACCGTATAGATAGTATCGTTATTGCTGTATGCGTTTGAATCTTTATCCCATTTAAAAAAATTAGCTTGATGGCCAATGTAAACGCTGGGAAAAGTCATTGCCTTAGTTTTGATCTTTTCCATGCCTAAAAGTTTCGTAATCCAACTCATTAGAAAGCTACCCAACTGGGCGATTTAGTGGTTAATTTTGTAAAGATAGCGTAACGCATGGCATCTAATAAGTGATCGTTTTCTTTGACCGGTGACTCATCCGCCGCTATTTCCCCGTTTTTATCTGTTTTCCATTTGTACGATTGCAATTCAGATTTCAGATTATTGCTATTTTGTACAATATGCAAAGGATATGATTTAACTTTCATGATGCCCGCCCATACATCTTTATTCGCTGGCTTACAATTAAAACCCGCCCTTGTAAGTTCCTCTATTGTTTTAGGCTCTGCGGCATCACAAAAGATTTCCTCACTTCTTGACAAATTTAATTCCTTTAATTTGCTTATGATGTCCGAAATTGTCAACTTAGGGCTGTAAAGCAATTCCTTTACATAATTAGCCGATTCGTAATGCTCTACCTTTACTAATGCTGTGGGTACTGTATAACCAAAATCTAAGCCGTAAAATGTCTGCCCCTTGTTTGGAAATTCATCCGCTATTTTCCATGCAGTATATATCAGTTCCTTAGATGCACCCCTTTGCCCTAACCCGTACACTTTCCACATAAAATCATCTGGCAAATCTTTGTAGCTTTCTATGTAATCTATTTGCTGTTGGGATAGGTTATAGATATTGTCTAAATAGGTAGAATGGATCTTTTTATTTTTGGTATTGTCTGCAATGTCGTAAACCCACGATCTAAATTCGGCAGGGTTCCAGTCCATAAAAATAGTGCATGTAGTACGCATGGCTAATTGGTCAAATAGTATTTTATTGATTAGGTTAGCTTCATTGATAAAAAGGATGTCACGACTCGGCCCTCTTGCTTTGCCTTCGTCCTCAAGTCCGAAAAGTTCGATATAGCTACCGTTTGGGAATGTATAATAAAAATCTGTGGCTCTCCACCTATCTTCTCGCCATTTGCCACATTTTTGTAATATTTGTTTAAAATCCCTAAAAGCACCTCTTTTAATATGAGGCAATGAATGGCTAACTATGGAGATACGTATATTTGGTTTTGAATCTGCAATACCTATTAAAAGCTGAATAATACTGTAAGATTTAGAACTTCTACTTCCGCCCTCATTACATATTATAGACCAGCCTTCATTATATGCTTCAAAATTGCGCTCAAATATTTCTGTTACTATTATCGGGATTGCTTCCATGTTTAAGAAATAATAAAGGTTTTTCTTCGTTACCTTCATGTATTAATGGCTGAGTTAATTTGCCGTATGCAGAATCCATAAGTTCTTTAAACGCATTTACATCTCCCTCTCTGGCCTTTTTTATTAATGCCAGCGTCATAATATCTTGTTGTTGCAAAACCTCTTCTTTGCCTGTAATAGGATTTCTAAATGATTGTTCTACTTCTAACCATTCTTTTGCAATAGTTGCTCTATTACGTACTCCCTTCGGTCTACCTTCTTTATTTATACGTTCTGGGTTAGTATGAAAGCCTTGATTTAATATGTTTTCAGGATTTGGCATTCGTTGTTAGTTCGTTGTTTTATAAGGCTTTCCGTTTCTTTTGATTTGCAGCGTTGGATCAAGTTTAAGCATCCTGTCTATAATGACCTGACAGTATTTAGGATCGAGTTCCATACCGTAACACTTGCGTTTCAGTTGGTGAGAAGCGACCATTGTTGATCCGCTGCCTGTAAATAAATCCACAACTATTTGATTTATCTTACTGCTATTTTTAATTGCTCTTTCTGGTAACTCTACTGGTTTTTGTGTAGGATGGTAATCATTTTTATTTTCCTTTTTAAGCTCCCATACAGTCTTTTCATCAGTTGGCCCAAACCATTGCGGCGCATGACCATCTTTAAAAGCATATATACAAGGTTCGTAGTTTGGAATGTATTGGCTCATAAATGCCCCTAATCCACTTTTAATCTTGTACCAACATATAACTGCCCTAACCTTTAATGATAACTGATCAAATGATTTAAATGTTTCAACAGCCTTTCCATTTGCATACCAGATATAAAATGCTGCGTGTTCCCATGAAAATAATTCGGCATTTACTAAAGAATCGTAGAAAAGGTCTGTAAGATTATCGCCTTCCAATGTATCATTCTCAATACCTTTCCGCTTCTTTTTATTATGACCTCCTTCATAACTTACACCATAAGGAGGATCAGTAAATACCATATCCGCCTTTTGTCCGTTCATTAACTTTGCGACCTGATCGCTATCCGTACTATCCCCACAAAGCAAACGATGCTCACCTATCTCGAACAAGTCACCGAGCACTATATCTGTTTCAATTCCACCTTCAGGAGCTTCATAATCATCTTCTTCTGCTTCAAGTACTTCCGCTTTAAAGTCAGGTACATCCAACCCCCATTCATTAAGCTTTTCAGCATCCCATTCGTTGGCAAGCATATCCCAATCCCACTCACCGTAACCTACGTTATCTTTAATCGTGAAAGCTCTTTGCTTCTCCTCTGACCAATCGACTATCTCGCATGGTATCTCTTTCCAGCCTAACTCCTTTGCAGCCTTTAGTCGCATATTGCCACCGAGAACGATCATGTCTTTATTTACTACAACAGGTCGCACATTACAGAAGTCAGGGTCTTCCTCAAGTGACTTAACAAGCTTGTAAAATTTGTCATCCTTAATCAATCTTGGGTTATTAGGATTGCTTTTGATTTGGTTTATTTTTATTAAAGCCATAATAATTTATTCGTCTTTAATGATTATAAAGTATTCCTAAACAATCAGTTAACTCATTTATTTTATCTATTTGCTCAGGATTATTATCGTAATGAACCGTTATATTTAATCTTTTAATGGTTTTCCATTTATCTTGGCCGTTTGTAAAATGTACCTTATCTCTATTAATGCCTAAATCTTTTGCAGTAGAATATACCGATTCGCTGTTTTCCTGTTGCCTTGCCGTTATAATATAGACTTGGTCGCCTTCGCTAATCTTTTCTTTTGCTAATTTTTTACCCTTAGCAGTAGAAAGCACCCCGTCGTAATCAAAACTTATTTTGGCCATATTATTTTAGCATTTGTTTTACAGCGTAAATATCCGCTAATAGTTCTGGATTCTTTCTACGAAGGTACATCCTTCTAATTACTTGGTAAATGGTCTTTTTATATTTATAGCATATTAGCGTATCCCTTATAATTGATCTTGGGGCGTTATATTCGTTAAAGGCATACCAGATATAAATGTATCTGGCTTTATCGAAATTCTTTGTTTTCAGGTCGGATTCTCTAAATTTAGGGGCGTCGTATTCTATCTCTAATATAGAGGCTATTTTATCAAGGGATGATAATATAGGGTTTCCCATTTAAATATAAAAATATAAAAAAATATA